GTTGTTGCGGGGCGGTGTAGAGCTTGTCCCATGCCTTCAACTTCATTTGCTGGTGAGGAATTAGGCGAACATAACCAATATCATCATCCTCGCAAAAGACACCCACAGGCTCTTGTGCTGGCTCATCGGGGCAGTCTTCACACTTTGTCGTGCAGCGATTCATCTTCATGCACCAAGGCTCTTGTGCTGGCTGTGCCAAGGCTTTATCAACATCGGATGCCAAGTAATACTCTTGACCATGCTCAGTGTCATCACGCGTAAATCGTTTCATTCTGTTTCTCCTCTTGCTCTGATTTCGGCGGCGCATTCTTTTCCATGTTTGTACCAATCAGGGCCACCTGCGTACACATTTAATGCAGGGTGTACTCCAAGCGTTTCACACACCTTCGCACACGCCTCACGCTCGGCTGCTGCGACAAGGGCGGCAAACTCGTACAAATATTCAGGAATCCAAATGTCGTATTTGCCATTTATTTGCAGCATTCCAGCTTGTTTAGCTAGTTCAATGATTTCTTCTTGGTTCATGCTTCCCTCGCTTTCATCATTGCGTCTGCGTATTTGTACGCTAGTTCTGCTATTTCAGAAATACCCATTGCAATTTCTGCGTCTGTCAATATCCCCTGCATAGCCTTGGCTGCAAAGTAATCACGCAGGGTCATGCCTTCGCTGTATCCCGTAGCAATAGGCTGAACGCCGTGATAGTTTTTTGTCGGAAATGCTGGTGTGTCGCTTCTGTTTATTAAGTATTCTTTCATTTGAAAATTCCTTTAATAAGTGCAAAAGTAACCGACGGCGAAGCAGGCAATGGCAAAGAGGCTCACGTACTTCAAGAGCGTCTTCAAGCCTTTCCACATCCACTCAGATACGCTAGGCGTTTCCTGTTCATCCTCGACCAGTTGGATTTTTATCTTGCTCATAAACGTGCCTCCATTTCACCGCATTGCAATAGGGTCAGGTCGTCACTGGTAGTGTCCAAGACGCGGTCGATAGCATCATCCTCGCTGTAGGCAAACACCTCCACGTCGTAGCGGTGGTTCTTGATTCCCTGCACAGCCACGGTATATTTTTGCATTTCCATCAAAACTTCTCCCCATAAAATTTACCAATCACTTCGGCCAGCTCGTGGATATGAAAGTCCCCGCCCTCGCCGCCTGCGTCGCTAATCCAAATCATGCCGGGCCGCGCCCCTGGAGACAATACCCAGCCGGCCACGTGCACCTCAAAGCGTTCGCGCCCGTCCTTCATGCCTTGGTCGTAGGCCACCTGTGCCTTGCACGCGTCCTCGATGGTCATAAGGGTGTACTTTTGGCATTCTTCCCAGACAAACCTGGCGTTTTTTTCGCCGAGGGATTTATGTTCTGCTTTGGTCAATTGTTCCCACCATTCTGTAAAGGTCATTTCATTCCCCTGGACAGGCCCGTGATCCGTGACCAAACCAGCTGGCGCAGTGACACTTCAGCCAGCGCGCTTTGGGCGTCCTTGCGCCCTTGCTCGCGGCCCTCGCTCCAGCCCTTGGCATAAGCCTCTGCTGCCACCTCTTTAAAGGTGCGGCGCTTATATTTAATTGTTGTCATCTCAGTTCTCCATATATTCAAAGATTTCATGCTCAAGGCGGGCCAGGTCTTGCCCCGTCATCTTGCGCTCAAGCCATGGCGCGGGTTGGCCCTTGCGATCGAGGAGTTCCCAGTCCCCGTCCCCTCCCTCTGCCGGGTAGCAGTTCTCAGGTGCGCCGCCAAGGTAGGCCGGGCGGTACTCGTCCCATGACAGCACGCGGATGATGCAGGGAATGCCGCAAACGGTGGTTTCAAACTCTGTCATAGCGGCATATCCCCGTGCCATGGCTCGTCTTCCATGCGCTTGAGGTTGAAGATAAACCGGTACTGCGGATGCACCTTAACGAACAGGCGCGCGTAAAACGCAATGTGGTTGTTGCAGATTTTAAAGTCCGCGCCGGTGGTGACCATGGCCACCTCCCAGCGGATGCGGTTGATGATAAGCCAGTGGCTAATCTTTCTGTGACCAGCGTTGATGGCCTCCAGCGTGAAGCGTTCAAAGTATTCCCACACCTTGGGGTTCCCGGCGTTGAATGCATTGAACTCCCGCTGCCTCAGATGAAACGGCGTGTTCATGCTCATACCTTGACCTCTAACAGCTCCTCGTCGCTGTCTTGATCAACGTACACCGAGAACAGGGACAATTCAAAATTGCCCTCATCAGTTTCAATGACCAGGTCTCTGGAAGCAGAACGGGTTTCGTTTGCTTGGCTAGGACGGATTGCGCCTAAGCGAATGCTTTTGACGCGGTGAATGTTTAAATTAAAGTTCATCTTCTTTCTTTCTTTCTACGGTTAAAAATTAAATTATACAGGTATCGTACAAAATGTACCTAGTAGTTTCCCCAGGTTTCGTAAAAAAGCCACACGGCTATCAAGAAGAGGGCGAATACCCTCAACCGGATAGTCTTGAAGTACTCTTCAGCACTCACCTCGCGTTCCCCTGCAAGCGGTCCGCGACCAGCGTGGCGTAACCCGCGATGTCGACCCAGCTATCCACCTTGTCGGGGTTGCCGTTGACAATGCGTCCAATCTTGTGGACGATCATCTCCAAGGCCTCCCACTGGTCATCGGCAAACGTCTTGTCGTGCTTGGCTGCGTGGTCCGCGAGCAGTCGTTTGATGCCCTGCATCAATGCAGCGCTGTCCTTGAACTTGCCGTAATCCCTGGCCCGCTCGTTGAGGGTCTGGCCAACGTCATCTTCTTGAATAGGAAGATCAGGCACGGGCACCAGCTCAGGCAACCACCCTGCGTCTTTGATCTGCTTGCGCAGCTTGTAGGTCATTGGGACGGGGGCCTGGAACTTTGCAGCCACCTTGGCCACCTCGGCGTTGGGGTACTTGCGAAAGTGTTCGCGGATTTTGTCAGACTTATTCATGCTATTTCCTTTTGGATTTGAACGATTGCACGTGCCTTGCCTTGGGCCATTACCTTTTGGACAAAGTCGTGCGCCTTCTCGATGTTGTACACAGTGGCATGCGCCAGCTGCTCCTCATGCAGGTCCATCACCAGCTTCAGGGCTTCCCACTGCTTGGCTGTCATGATGAACCGCATTCCGTTGGCCACGCCGCGCTGCGATAGGGCAAGCAAGGCGTCTTGCCCCTGCCTGATCTCGTCGAGCCAGTCGTGACCTTTGCCCATGAGTGCCAGCGCTTCAGTAATGTTGAAAGCGCCAATCAGCATATCAATGTCTTCTTTAGTTGCGTCGCCCTTGCGGATTTGTTCCAAGGCTGCGCGGTTCTTAATCTGTACGTCGATGTAAATGCCTGGCAGATCGCGCACAGGTTTAAAGCCTGACAGCACAAACTCCAGTGGATTTTGGAAAATCACGCGGGGGCGGTATTTGCTACGTTTTTTCATATGCGTCAAGCCACAAAAAGACTAGCACCTATCACCAGTGCAAGGATGAGATACACCATGGTCTGTCCGCTGATCAAGCAACGGTAGCTACCAAGCAAAAGGCTTTGGATCAGCTCTTCACCATCCGTCATCAACGGAGGCTTACGCTGGTACGTCAGGCCAATCAGTACCTTGCCGGTATTGATGTACTTGCCTGTTGCAGCAAGTTCCTTGAATACCTTCTGCTCTCGGGTAAGAAGTTTTTTAGTCATTGCTCTCTTTCTCCTTTCTATGTTTGAGCTGTGATCTTAGCATATCTAGTTCACTTGTCAACAACTCAACTTTACTTTCTGCATTCAACCATGCTTCACGCCACAGTCGTTGGTCTTCAAGTAGCTTGCCTAGTGCTTTAAGCAGTGGCTGCTGGTCCTTCGGGGTTCTCTGTGTGAGTAACCACAGTTCCTCTGATAACTTCATGTTCACTCCATGGATGTTTTAAGTATTCTTCTCGAAGCAGCCCATACAGCACCAAGTCTCCACCATCAGGGAAAGCCTTGCGCATGCGCCCTTCGTACTGAAATCCCAGGCGCGATACAAAGCGCTGGGCGTCAAGGTTCTCGGCGCGGATAAGGCCCGTGACCCGTGGTACTTCGAGCACACGAAACGGCAACTCAAACGACGCGTTGAAGAAACTGCGCGACAGCCAGTGGCTCTTGGGCCGTGCTGCGATATGCATGTCAATGTTGGTCTTTGTGTAAGCAGAGAACACAGTAACCGCCAAGAACTCATCGTTGTCGTCCAGCAGGCTTATTGCGGTGACATCCCCCGACATACCGTTAATGCCAATGATCTTCTTGGCCCAGGCAACGGCTTCGTCGGTCCGTTCAAAACGCAGGATTTGCACGATAGTTCTCCGCGATGTCGTCTTCAAAAAGCATCACCTGATCCTCGGTAAGGGTCTTGGTGATGTCGACCTGGCGGGGCTTGCCGCTGGGACCTGTGATAGTCAACAGGACCTTGGTAATGTCCAGTTGCGCGGGCAGTTCTGTGCCCTCCACCAGCATGGCCGGTAGCACCTCAAAAGTGAGTTCGACGGGGAACGTCATCTCGGTCTGATATTTCATCTTTGGCTTTCTCTCTTGTTTTAGCAATACGCTGCAGCGTCAGGGATTCTTGGTAGGCTTTGTCAAACGCAGGAGTCAATAGGCTTTGCATGTACGCGCCCATTCCCATTTTGTAAAACGCAGACACTTCCTTGAGCATGTAGTACGCCTCTTCAGGTACCGACACGGTGATCCACCTTGCTCCTGCGCGCTTGGACGGGGACGCACGTACAGAGTCATAGGTGTCCTTCTTTGGACGCCCGTTCTTCCTTGGTCTACCCCGTTTCTTATGGGGCTGGCGAATGTAAGGCTCTGGGTGAGCAGGTACAACTTGCGTTCGCGGTGCTGGTCTTCTTCCCATGTAATTCTCCTTTCTATTGGACTATCGGTTGATTTATTAGTGTATCGGAAAAAATGGGCCGGGAGCAAGCCCCCAGCCCGAACTTCTCAACCAGGGCAACTGCAGTTGGCCCAGCTCAATTATGATGCCTCTCCCCAGCTTGGTCCAGTCTCCACGTCCACGCGGGAGGGAACTTCTAGGGTTACTACTTTGGCCATGAGGTCAGCGGCTTCGCGGGCCTCGTCAATGTTTCTGACAGACAAGGCCACTTCGTCGTGTACTTGCAACAAAAGGTTAAACCCAGCCTTGTACAGCGCCACCATGCCTGCTTTGGTCTGGTCTGCGGCTGATCCCTGGATCAAACGGTTCAGGCCCTTGTAGGTGCCTGCACGCTTGATGCGCACGCCGTATTCAATGACAGCCTGCTCACGCGGCAGCGCCTTATTCACGCCCCACTCCACAGGCTCCCAAAGCGGGAAGCGGCACTTGCGGCCCAGGAGGGTACGGATGGACCCACCGGAAACAGGGTGCTCAATGCGCTTCATGACAGCGTCGACGGTGCCTTTTAGAAACGGAACATTTTGATGGAACTTAGCAATAAGTTCCGACGCTTCGTCCAGGGGTAGGT